GTATGGGCAGTAGAATACGCCTGCGTCATATGGGTTTGTACCCTTATAACCTACGTTTACGTAGTCAGCAGTTGCATATGGGTCAATGTAAACCCGTGTACGACCGTTCAGTGTACCAGCAAAAGTGTTGCCAGTATCGTCAACGTTCAGTGCAGTTGACATAGCTGGGCTATAATCAAGCATACCTGAAGCTGCGAGAGCAGAAGCAACATCTGATGAACAGATGATGAAGTTACCCTTACCGCGACGTGTTTCTTTAGCAATGATGTTTGACTCACGCTCGATCTGTACGATCAGACCTTTGAACTTCTCAACAGACCAACGTCCGTCAGCGTCTGTGCTGAGGTCGAAGATACCATTAACTGCAGTGTTTGCAGTTGATGCGCCAGTTTTCGCCTGAGTGTTCAGAGTACGAATAACTTCGCGGTTGATTTCAGCCAAGATCTCTGTTGAGAGAATGTTAGCCAGCTCTGTTTCAGCATCCAAGCCATGAATAGCTTTAAGATCCTGAGCCAGTTCCAAGCTATACTCGGCTTTCAGTGCACGGCTTTTGGCAGTGACTGTAGCTTTTTCGATGGTGAAGCCCATCTCACGGAATGCTGAATTTGGATCAACAGATGCTGAACCAAGACCTTCAGCGTCGCCTGTTGGCATACCGCCGCCGAAGATTGAAGTAAGACGCTGATCATCAAGGTTTGAATCCTGAGCAGCTGAGTCAATACCAAACAAGCCAGAAGCGTTGTCTGAGTCATGAGTTGCTGATGAATCACCTGAGAAGTTTGTCTCTGCTTCGTTGAACAGTGCTTCACGGTTAGATGTTGAGCCACCGTCATAACGGCTCTTCATTGCGAAGATAAGACCAGTTGGACCAGTCATTGGCTGAACACCGCAGACGTCGTATGCGATCATGTTTGGAAGCGCGCGACGTACAAGGCTAATCAGAACTGGGTTCCAGTTAGCTGCAGATGAAGTTGAGTTACCTGGGCCAGCTTCCGAAAGGAATGAACCCTGCTCTGCTTCCTCGCGGAAGGCTCTTTCTTGGTTTTCCAGAACAACGGCTGTAACCGCTCTCCGGTGCGCGTCTTTAATAGAACCAGCAGTCTCTTCGTTCAGAACTGGTGCCCATTTTTCGACGAGCTTATCATAGGAAATTACGTTATGCATTTCTATGGACTCCTAATTATTTGTTAGTTTTTTTGATTGCTGCGAGATACTGAGCCATTGAATCTGAAACTTCGACTTCGTCTTCTGCTTCTTCTTCGATTAGATCAGTGCTATTTTCAGAAGCGGCTGCTTTCTTGAAATAGGATTCTTTAATTGTAGCAACTTTTTCTGCAAAAGTTTCTTCGCTAACGTAATCGATATCCTGAGTCAGTTTAATCAGTTTTTCTACTTCTGTTTCGGCGAGATCACGTGAGTTCTCTCTGATGACTTCATAACGCTTGAACTGCTCAAGCTCTTCAGTCATTTCGATCTGCTTTGCAGTAGATTCGTTAAGCTTGGTTTCAAGCTCTTCTACCTGCTCTGCAAGATCATCCACTAGGTCGACTTTGGACTCTGGAACTTCGATGTATGACTCAGTAAACAGATCTTTCAAGCTGTTCATAAAGCCTTCAGCGATTTCCGTACGAAGACCAGACTGGATAGCCAGTTTGTTTTCTTCCATCCAATTTTCAACTACGTGATTGAGGTAACCATCTACCTTATCGATCATTTCGTTTTTAAAGGTATCGACTTCCTCTTGAAGCTCTGTCTTGTAGTTTTCTTCAAGACGTTCTACTTCTTCAGCAATTTTTGATTTGACTGCTGCTTCAAAAATGATTCCAGCTTTACCCTTGAACTCATCAGAGAGAGTTGCTTCGGATTCTACTAGAGCGTTTAGATCAGCATCGAAGTCATAAGAAGCTTCTTGTTCGGCAATTGCCTCACCTTCTGCTTCGAACTCTTCCATTTTATACATGGCAGCAAGCTGTTGCTTATTCATGCCCTGCATTTTAGTCATCATACCTGCCATTAGAGCTGCTTTAGTCTTTGGCATTGGTTCGCTGTTCTTTTTATCGCCCTTGCGAGCTGGAGCCTGACCAGTTGCTTCGCCTGCTTTATCAACAGATGCAATTGACTGGGCTTCTGCATTCTTAGGATCGTGACCCTGAGCTTCCTCGATTTCCACTTCGGAAGTTTCAACATCCTGATCTTCAATGATTTGATCTTCAGTCATGTTTGACTCCTAATTTTTATGATTTTAACAACGAGAGGAAATTCTTAAACTCACGTACCTGTACTTCATACAGATCCGATTTTGAAGCTTTTTTAATTTCAGTCTCAATCTTTTCAATTTCTTGAGCTTCGATAATGCCATTATTCCAAATCCATTCTACGCCTTCCATAACTCCATTAACAAATGCGTTAGGTGCAGATGGATCTTGGACGATGTCAACGGTGTTCAACATAAAGTCTTCCTTGACATACATAATACCATTTCTATTCTCAAGACTTCCCATACCACGAGTTGATACGCCTAGTGAAACCTCGCCATCAAGTAGACCTCTAACAATCTGACCCATAGGAGTTTCCAATATGCGTGCTTTCCCAATTACATTAGAACCATCCATTTTCAGTTCTGTAATTTTGTGGGAAACTTTATCTAAGTTAACAGTAGGACCAGATGGATGATTTAATTCACCAACTGCTCTACCCTTAGAAACTTGTTCAGCGACGTATTTTTTAACAGCCTGTTCCATAATAGGCTTAGGATAAACACGTCCATTTCTATTCTTTTGATCGGCTTGTGCAAAGATGCCTTCAATCATATAGTTCTTTGAACCGTCTTCTTTTTTTTCTACGATGCATTGAACATCTGATTCTTTATATTCTGTAATTAGCTTCATATCTTTGCGCCTCGAAATAATTCTACAATGTAAAGACTTTTCCCTTTACATGTAATTATTTATATAAATTAAAATTTTAAAAAGAATTAATTTTCCTCTGATTCGTCTTCATCTTCAGAATATTCTTCTTCGTCTTCTTCTGTTGCATCTTGGGCAGCAGCATCGAGTTCTTCATCAGAATATTCTTCATCATCTTCTAGTGGTAGATCTAGCTGATCTTCTTCACCACCATTATAAACGGAATTAGCTATCGCAATTTTTTCTTGATCCAAAGCTGTTTGAACTCTACCTGCAATCAGATCATTAAAAATATTATTTGCTTTATTAAAATCGCCGTTTGCTGAGTAATCAATCATATCACCAATTGCTAATCTCATATCATCATCTGCCATTCTATTGCTCCTGTTCTGGCTTTTGTTCCTGATCCTGTTCTGGTTCAGGCTCTTCATCTTTTTGTTGTCCTATATTTTTGATGTCATCATCAGAAAACATTAGGACATTTTTCATAACCCATTCTTTAGAGAAATATCCATCTTCCCCTGTATAATTCGAAATCTGATCAAGGGTTTGTAATCTTTCTCTAAGAATTTCTGCATCTTTTAATTCTGTAAAATGGTTATCTCTTGCAAAATCAAAATAGATTTTATTTGACCATTCATCCCAGTCTTCTTCTGTAATAATACCTTTAAGTATAAGTTGTTTTCTTAGAATCTCTCTAAAGAGGGTAGAAAATCTTTGACGAAGACGGTCAATAAACTTTTGGAATTTCAGTTCGTCACGTGAAATTTCTGTAGATCTACCAAGACTAAACTGTGCTTCTTGTTCTAATCGATTGATAGGAACATTTAATGAACGGTATAATCTTTTTTGGAAATAAATGATATCGTCGATCTGACCTAGGTTTTCACCGCCCGGTAATGTACTAATTTCTGTACCTCTACCACCTTCACGTCTTGGTAACCAGAAATCTTCAAGCATTGACATATGCTTACGATCATCTCTAATATCACCGGTACGTGCATCATATACTAATTTATTACGGTACTTAGCCATAATACCTTTCATATATTCTTCAGCTTTACCCTTTGGCAGGTTACCAACATCAATATAAAATATTCTGCGTTCTGGAGCACGAGCAAGTCTGTAAATGACAAGCGAATCTTCCATCATACGCAATTGATTAATTGGTTTTAAAGCTTTATGAAGATATGAAACAACGTGTCTTTTTGTAGCATCCATAAGACCAGATGTACAATATACAACTGAATCCTTTGTAAGTTTTACACCGGAATTCATTTGCCCAGGCTTTTCTTGATAAATGTAATATTCGTTCTGCTTTTCAATAATCTTTGCGCCAGTAATAGGATCTTTCTTTGTTTTGATCTCTTTTACTTTACGTATCTTAGCAGAATCAATAGGACGTATATCCTGAATCCCTAGTTTAGGGCTTTCTTCATTTATTACCAAATGATAATTTAATCTTCCATCAACATACCATGATCTAGCAATATCATGACCTAAGTCTCTAAACTTAAGCATATAAAGTACACTGTTAAATTCTTCTGAAATTTTATTTTTAATACCCTCGGATACTTTAACATTATCCATATTAACAGTTATAGGATCATCGTCTTGAGCAACAATCATTTCGTTAATAATATCTTCAATAGCGGCATCAACTTCAGGATGCATTGCAACACCACGATATTTTTGAATCAGCGTAGCATTATCTTTTGATTTATCACCATCAATATCTAAATATTGACCATAATGTGATCCAGATGCCGTTACATAGCCAGCACCTTCTGTATCAACTGACGGTACAATAGACTTTAAATTTTTATTATCTACTTCTTGCTTTTTAGCTCTTTTGATTTCAAAGCCAAATAGCGTTAGCCCGTTTCGTTCAGCCATTACTTATTTCTCCTCATTTATAATATACCACGTCATGTTGAGTTAGTTCTTTTTTCG